CGATCAATGTCGGTTGTAAGGGGTGGAGAAGCCGACTCGGCGCTGGGAGTCAACGCCTTATAGCCGCCTATGGGAATTCTGTTTCGCGCTGCATATTCGCCCCGCGCCGCTTCAATCTCGATTGTGATTTCCACTGGCTTGTTGCGTATCGCGTAACAGCCATCCTCGAAGTCAAAACCATTCACGCCCACTGCTTTGCATATCTTGGCTAGGTTCTCGTGCGCAATTTCTACCGCCTTCGGATTAGCGTTTTCTACGTTATGACCATCCCAAATAAACCGGCCCTCGTGCTTCGGTCCCGTAATCTCCCATTGCAGAACTAATTGCTTGCCGCCCTTGCTAGTGTCCTTAAGCTCCGCGTCCATCACCACGGCGTTGTACTGGCCTGGCTCTATCGGATCGAAAGACTTCTTCTCGCCTGTTGGCTCTGCTTGTTCTTCTGCCATGCTCACATGAAATTTAAAGCTCATTACTTATCCCCCTTATGATTAATTGCTTCATCTAGTGCCTTCCAGCTAAGTGGTAACTGTGCTGGTAAGTTGAATCGGTTCTTCGCGGCAAACGCCGTGTTTTCAATGGTGCAAAGAATCCGCTCACCAGTGGACCTCGCTTTGGTCTTCGCGTTGCCAAAACCGACCGTTTCTTTGGTCTTGATGAAATCGTGCTTCGCGTAGAGCACAGCGTCCGCTTTCTCAAGACATAACGCGCCGGCAAGCTTCTGAAGCTTTATCTCTGCGCGGTCTACGTCATCAAGCTCTGGATTCTGGTGCTTTTTATATTGCGAGTGCGCGACTAATACGACGTGCATCCCCGACTCTCGTAAGGCCGCTAGCTTGTCAAAGATCACGCGCCACTCATCAAGTGCAAAGTTATAGCCCTTACCATAGCCGCCGCCGGCTTTCTCGATGTTGTCCACGTCATACTTTCGACAAACTTCTGCCCAGATGAGCGGTTCCAAGTGGTCGAGCGAGTCAATGACAACGGTCTGAAACTCGTGTTCGCCCCGTAAGCTGTCTAACGCCTCTATCACTTCGCTCAGTGATTGCGCGATAGGGAAGGCCGGCACAGTCAGATTACCAGTGCCATCCTCGGTTCTGAGTAATATCGCCCTGGGCGCAGACACGGCAAAAGTGGTCTTACCAACTCCTATCCCGCCATATACGACAATGATGTGATTTTTGTGCGCACTGGTCAGTGCCACGCTTGAAAGATCGAAAGCCATTATTCGGACCTCCCTTCTTTCACTTGCACGTTAGGCTTGGCTTGCTTGGTCGTTACCGCCTGAGCAAGTAATCGCGCCATATCGGGCTTTTGCTCTAAGAGCTCTACAAACTTAGGCTCATCAAACGCCTCAATCATCTTGACTGGGTGGAGCTCTTTTGGGATTTTGTCCTTAATCAGCTTCCATTGGTCCCAGTCAATCGAGCGCCTAATGTCGTTCTTGATTGTTACTTTTGTGCCGTTTGGCAAAAGGGTGGTTTTGCTGCCCTTGGTTTTGAATTCCAGGAAGGGCAGAATCTTTAGTTCTGTCTCGATCCTAAGTTCTTTAGCTGCGTTCTCAGCCGCCTTGTGCGATAGCCAATCGGCGGCTAGTTTTTCTACGTCAGGCTCATTAGAACCTTCAAGCCATTTTCCGTCCATTTCGTCAACTCCTGCATGTACGAGGAATCGACTCTAGGGTATGGCGTTCAGAGTGTCAACTTTTACATGGATGATTTGATAGAGAACACATTATTTGCTCTCACAAGAGTTGGCCTCATGTGTATCCAGCTCTCTCTTTCGTCCTGATTTTGTATCGCGCCCACGATTTTCGCATAAGCGAAGGCGTCTTCGGAATCCTTACCATACAAACAGACCATCTCTCCGAGGATTTCGCTACCTTCCCACCGCCACAAATTAAGAAAACTCATGCCCTGTTGTTTATGAACATAAAAACCATGTGGCTTTTGGAAGGGCTGGAACCATTCCATAAATTCTTGATTGCCATAATAGTATTCCTCTAAATCATCAAAACGCTGCATCGTTAACTGGATGATGTTTTCAGTTGCGTTAGTCATCATCACCAAGAAAGATTTATCCAATTTAGGCACGTAAGATTTATGAATCGGTCGAAAGTCTCTGATAAAACTCAGATTTAAGTAATGATGTATTAGATCACGACCGTTATTTATGGATGGTTGCATTGGCTCTCCCTATTTGCCATTTCGCGGCACGACCTCAGTCCGCGGGTTCATTATTTTTTTAACCAACATCAAAACCAGCTCTGCCTCGTTGTCGTTAAGCAACCCGATAGCTTCGCTTAGTTCTTTATGTGTTGGCTTGTTTTTCACCACGCCATAAGCGAGATACGCCGGCTCGACCTGTAGAAAGGCCGCCAGTTTTGCGGTGTTGGTCCCACTCGGAACCATTTCATCGCGCTCCCATTTATGCACCGTGTTTTTAGAAATGCCAATACCATCGGCGACATTCTGGAGACTTAACCCCAGGCCAGCGCGTAAGCTGGCTAGTCTTGATCCTAAACTTCCATCGTCCATTTCTTATTCCCCATTTAAGAACCGCCGATAATCTCGAATTGTGTTCTTAGTGTCAACCTGTAGATGTCACTTGTGTAAAAAGCGTTGAAACTGTCAACCTTTACATGTACGGTTCGCCAAGCACTGTTTGGAGTGAATATGACACCGGCCTCTACCTGGGATCGAATCAACATAAAAAGATTGAGTGAGAGATTGGGGATTTCTCGCAATTCAATCTACAAATGGAAAGAGCGAGAGAAGGGCATACCCGCCGAGAGGGTGCGCGAGATAGAAGAGCTCACTGAGATCCCAAAAGAAGAACTGAGGCCGGATTTGTACCTAGCAAGTGGCTGAGGTCCAACCAATGGAAGACACGAGGGAGGCAGCTAAACGGCTGATAGAGGAGGGGCTCACGCTCGTACCAGCTCACCCACTGGGCAAACATCCCATCGTTAATTGGCGTATGTATCAAGAACGCTCGCCAGATGAGGCTGAGATCAATCATTGGATGTCGAGCGCAAAATATCAGGTCTGTAACTGGGCGATTATCACTGGTCGCGAGATCGTCGTGGTAGATGCAGACAGCGAAGAAGCCGAAGAATACGTGAGGGCGAACCTCACTTACACGCCTAGAACCGTGACTACCAGTCGCGGGCGTCATTTCTGGTATCGGGTAAATCCTCACTTCCCGATCCAGAATGGCGCGAATCCCAAGCTAAATATCGACGTGCGGGGCAATGGTGGCGTGGTGATTGCGCCAGGCTCAAAACACTCTGAGGGCCACACTTACTCAGAAGAGATAGACGAAGGCATGGACGGCGATTGGCGAGAGCTCCCGTTTTTATCCGCGCAAGATTTAAAAGCCATATCAGGATTTAACGAGCCCCAGCCCCAGGAAGTGACTGGATTCAATGTAAGCGATATTGGCGTGGCCGAAGGCACACGCAACAACGACGCCGCCTCGCGTGCCGGTAGGCTGATAGCGCAGGGTGCAACAGAAGAGCAGATCATCGAAGAGCTCTTGTCGTGGGATCAGCACAATCGACCACCATTAGGGCGCGAGACCATAATAAACACAGTGCGCTCGATGCTGGGTACGGATGCCCGCAACAAAGAGCGGGCCGAGAAAGATTATAAAGAATATGAAGCAGAGCAGCGCATCGCGCTTGCTCCCAAGGTTTTCAAGTTAGGCGATACAAAAGCCATCCCGCCCAGAGAGTGGGTCCACGGAACGCATTATATTAGGAAGTTTATAAGCGTGACCGTCGCTCCTGGCGGGACCGGCAAGACGGCGATCACATTAGCTGACGCGGTGGCGATGGCTTCTGGCAAGCCGATCCTTGGCATCAAGTCAGAGCCCAGAACTGTTTGGGTGTGGAATCTTGAAGATCCATACGAAGAATTACAGAGAAGAATCGCGGCTATCTGCCAGCACCATGAAGTGACGCAAGAAGACCTTGGCGAGCGGCTACTGGTCAACAGCGGGCGCGATGAACCATTAGTAATTGCAGAGCAAATCGGTGGAATCGCGACACTCACGCCAGCAGCCGACGCGCTCACCGCGCATATCAAAGAGCTCGGCGTGGATGTCGTGATCGTTGATCCATTTGTGAGCTCGCACCACCTAAGCGAAAACGACAACAAGGCTATCGATTTAGTCGTTAAACGTTGGGGGAAGGTGGCAGATGAGGCTAATTGCTCTATTGAGCTTGTGCATCATGTGCGCAAGGGTGGGGCGGGCCAGGAACAGACCGTAAGCGATGCGCGTGGCGCGAGCTCTTTGGTCGATGCCGCTCGGCACGTCAGACGCCTTCAGCGGATGACTGCCGATGAAGCGCGTAAAGCCGGTATTGAAGAGGCTGAGTTCTGGCGCTTCACCAGAGAGGGCGATAGTAAAGACAACTTAGCACCACCCAACACGGACAGCACGTGGAGACAGATGGTGAGTGTTGAGCTACCTAACGGCGATAACGTGGGGGTCGCAGAGCCCTGGAAGTGGCCCGATCCATTCACAGATATATCGGCGGCTGATCTTTTGCGCGTTCAGAGACTAATCGGTGATGGCGAGTATCGTGAAAATAGTCGCTCCAAGGATTGGGCGGGGTCAGTGGTTGCTGACGTGCTGGACCAGGATGTTAGCGACCCATATGTGCGCACCAAAATAAAAGGCGTGATTGATACGTGGGTGAAGAATGGCGCTCTAAGGATTGTCGAGTTGCCAGATAAAACCAGACATATGCGCAAATACATACGTTCGGGGAGAGTGGCGCATGAATGGGAGATGTGATTCGTGCGTGTTCTTGACCTTTTCAGTGGTATTGGCGGTTTCTCGCTTGGTCTTGAGTCTGTCGGTATGCAGACCGTTGCCTTTTGTGAGCAGGACAAGTTTTGCCAGAAGGTTCTCAACAAGCATTGGCCTGATGTGCCAATTCACGAGGATATTACAAAGTTAGATGGACGAGCCTACAGAGACACAGTTGAGCTTATTTGCGGAGGATTCCCCTGCCAGCCATTCTCCGTTGCCGGGAAGCAAAGAGGCTCAGAAGATGACCGCGCACTCTGGCCGCAAATGCTCAGAGTCATACGCGAAGTACAGCCAACTTGGGTCATTGGCGAAAACGTTACTGGAATCATCAACATGGAACTCGACAACGTGCTATCTGACTTGGAAGCCGAAGGCTACTCCTGCCAAACGTTTGTTATTCCAGCTTGTGCCGTCGATGCCCAACACAGACGCGACCGAGTTTGGGTTGTTGCACACGCCGAAAGCGACAGCGAACCAGATGGCTCCATCAATGAAGAACAGAGAGCCAGGGAGTTGGTGGCCGACTCCGGATGCGAGTCAGAGAGGTTCTCGCTCAACCGATCTGGTGGTGAACGAATCCACGGTGAAGAGAAGAGGCAGTGGTCAGAAGAGGGGGATGGATTTACAGACAGCGGTCAAGATGTGGCCGACTCCAACGGCTACGGAATACAAGGGGGCAAGGTCAAAAGAAGCGATGGAGAAAACCGGCCGAGATCCTCACACGAACAGCCTTCGGGATGCAGTAGAAGCACAATCAGGTTACGCAACGCCAAAAGGGAAACTGTCTGGGAGCCTGAACCCGGAATGGGTCGAGTGGCTCATGGGGTTCCCGATAGGACACACAGACTTAAATCACTCGGAAATGCAGTCGTCCCACAAGTCGTCGCAGAAATTGGACGAATAATTATGGCTATTGATAACCATGAATAATAAAAGGGCATGGTCTCATTTCTCCGACCTAAGAACGGCTTTTCGCACTTGTAGTCGGCCCGAAACAAGTGCGGTTTTTTTGCGTCAGTCGTCAGTTGCGTCGAATTTTACTGACGCAGATTTAGGACTGACGCACCCGTGAAAGGCCTATGGCAGCTACGTTTGAGAGAGTGCGTCAGTAAATTTGTGCGTCAGTCACGAAAACCTACCGACGCAAGAAATTATACCAATAATATCAATAGCTTACGTGGGGTGCGTCAGTGCGTCAGTCGCCCTTATATAAAGGACCGCGTCTTACTGACGCAACGCGGCCTTAAAAGGGGCCGCTGACCTTGGCCGAGAAGAAACCAAGCAAGGGCGAGGAGACACTCGCTAGCCAGTTGGCTGAGCGAAAGATCTCGTTCGAGCGTGAGCAGATGCTCATACCGAAGCGAAGGTTTCGGTTCGACTTCGTGTTGATCGACACGAACCTGATTGTGGAAGTGGAGGGCGGCACCTACATGGCGCACTCACGGCATACGTCTGGTGCGGGCTTTGCGAAGGACTGCGAGAAGTACAACCTGGCAATCCTACATGGCTTTAGGGTGCTGCGATTTACAACCAAGATGGTGTTGGCTGGTGACGCTATCGAGATGATTTACGAGATCCTGGTGAATGAGGGGGTGAAACGGAGATGATTTGCGAGTGCGGCGGCACGTCACATGTGATTAACAGCGCAAGGCAAAAGCGCTTTGTTCGACGTAGACGCGAGTGTAATGTATGCGGTCACAGATGGAACACGATGGAGAGCGTTTTGGTGGGAAGGCAGATGGTACAGCCAGATGTGGCCGTTAAGCGGCCTGAGAAGCCGTCTAAGACGATTAAACGAGTGGATAAGGGTAAACAACGGGCAGCGGTGGAATCGCTCTCAGAACTCTTTGACGAGGATATAAACGAAATTAAAGCGGAACTAGGGATAACTGATGACTGGTAGGCCAATTTTGCGCGAGGGGTTACGCAAGTTAAACGAGATTGGTGAGGATAAGATCTTCGCTGAACTGGCAGCTGGTATGACAACACGCCAGGCGATTAAACATTTTGGTTGCACGAGTAATCGAGTTTTCTACAAATGGCTAGACAGCGATGAGGGTCGGCGGGATCGATACATGTCCGCTCGTAAGATGTGGGCTGATATGTTGGCTGAGGAGACTATCGAGATAGCAGACGGTGCCATTGATGCGCATGATGCAACAGTGCGGAAGTTACGAATCGAGTCTCGCAAATGGGTGGCTGCGAGGGTGAACCCTGATAACTGGGCAGAAAGAAAAGATCCGCTACTGAACATAACGCTAGGCGACCAGCACTTAAACGCGCTGAAGGATTTAATCGCGGAGGGTAGAGAAGATGCCGAAGGTATTGAATTTCAAGACGAAGAAAGCAGAGATCGAGCTGAGTGAGCATGGTGAGGGATTCTATGATGGCTACCACGAGTTAGCAGGGGAGAACGATAAGTACCCGCTGATTCAGAAGGTGACGCACTTCCGATTGTCGGAGGGAGAGATGGAGCGGCTGCGCTCTGGCGAGCTAAATATCAAGTGGGCTATCGTCCAGCGTAACCCGTTAGCCGTCGATGAAACCTGGGGATTGAGTGCGCAGGATTGGAAAGATTTGTCTGGTGAACTGGGGTCGTTTTTAGGCGAAAGTTGATCTCTCGCACACCGCGTCCAGGCCGCCGCCACGTGCGCGGGAACCGCCGAAAATGGCCCGAAATCGGCCGAAAAATGGGTGAATACCGACCGTTTTACTGCAAATAACCACGCAGTGCAAAAATAATACGAGCAATATCAGGTACTTACGAAAGAACTTCGCATAATCTGCATTATGTTAAATACGTTTTTATGGCTAGACCCCCCCCTCGATTCTAGGGGGTGGGGGGAGGGTGGAGGTATAAACTCTCACGCACCGAAAATTTTTTTATTTTTTGCGTCGCGCCTTCACTTTTTTCCAGAGATCAGCGTCAGCCTTGCGAGCCCCACCCTTACCACTGGCAAAACTGCGAGCTCTTGCTAAACCCCAACTCGTAGGCGTCTGTCCTGGCCTCGATCCGCTCGAATAGAAAGCCCCCTGGCCGCGCTTCATCACCTGGCGAAGCACGCCCACCGGCACGTTATATTGCTTGGAATATTTCTTTAGGGTGTCTTCACTTCCTGCCACTTTTCGCTCTCCGCTTCGCAATCCGATCCATCTCGGCTTTAGTCAAAGTACCGGCTTTGTATTTCTTGGCAGTGCTCTTGATCTCAGCTTCCGTGGCTCGCTTGTTTCTCGCTCCACGCACGTATTTCTTAGGAGTACCCCCCGCCGTCTTCGGCACCTTCCTAAACCGCCTCATTTTTTCCCGAAAGATTTGCGAGCCGTTGTCTGAGCTCTTTTACTCAAATCACCGAAATGGAATAGTTTCTTACTCGATGCGGTATGTCGCACGCCCGTATGTAGAGAGCCGTCTGCCATTTTGTGCATATTGCCGGCATGCTTAGTGCCATCTTTCAAGTAATGGTTAACGCCTTTAGCCATAGTTACCTCATGCTTTTCGCGCCCTTGCACTTCCAGCGCTTGCGCGAGAGTCGTAGAGGGCTATTAGGATTCTTTGCGGCCTTCGGGTTTTTCTTCATTTGGCCCAGGGATCGAGCGCAATACGAGTCGCCTTTTTTGGTCCCTGCTCGCACTCGTGGGCCACCATCTTTCGCTCGCCCCGCTTGCCCGTAACTCACCTTTTTACCTGATGAAGTTATTTTGACTTTGGCTTTCCCTTTGGCGGGAGTGCGGCGACTGACTGCCATATATGGCCCTAAAAAACCCTTGTTTAAAAAATTTTCTCACAACCCACTAAAATTAACAGTGTCACGTATAGGTTGACATACACAACACAATAACCGATAATTTGTTAAGAGTAATTAAACTGATTTCTTAAAAGGAGTAATACAGATGGCAAAGATTTTAGAAACCAAAAGCCTAGTTAACGGTGGATACATACAGCTCATCAGAGTCCGCAAGACTTTTAGAACTGAGTTGGTTGAAGAGGACGGGCATAAAAGTGTGAGGAATCACAGATTTTTAGACAGCGCTCTCAAGCGATTCTCTAAGTTTGGTCATAGCCCGCGACCGCTTACAAAGGAGCAAGCAGCAGCTTCTAATTTGATCCGAATCCCCAAGCATTTCTACGACGATTGCGTAAGAGAAAGCAGATATTGTAAGTCCCAAGTTGTCCCGATTGAAAGGGAAACCGAAGCGCATTATTGGATTGATGTAAGTAAGGACTCGGACGGGCTAAAAGAACTGGTCTCTAGAGCCGACTCTTACGCAGATCTAGAAGTGTCACCTGTATATACGGAGTATGCAAAAGTCGTGACAAGCGCCAAGGAGCTGCTCAAGGCACTAGAAGGTGTTTCTTTGCAAGGATAACAAATAAAACACGGTTATTTAATTGAGGTGACATATGGAGCGATTTAGGAGCAAGCATGAAAAAACCCTTCAACATCCAAGACCACGCGCATCTCAAAGTCTGCTACACGCTGGATTACCCGATAAGCGATCCAGTTAAGCACCAGATACAGGAGTTCGTCTGCGACACTATCTGCCGCGTCAATCAGCGCCACCAGTGGGACGAAGCAGCCTGGCTCGAAGAGATTGACAAGATCCAGGGATCTCCGCTCACCATCGGCCAATGGCTCGAAAGCATAGAGCCGGTAGAGCTTAAGAAGGCCGTTGGGGAGTGATATGAGCGACATCCCGCCATTCCCTAACAGCGTCAACGCGGTACAACCAGCGCCCAAGCACCAAATTCAGAAGATCGAGCTTGAGCGGATGCATGGCCGAGAGATAAATGCCAGACGGGAAGAAGTGACCACCGTATACGAATCGCGCATTTACACGTATAAGAATGGCACGCTTAGTGAGACCACGCCGAAGGTGAGTGGTCAAAATATATTGGTGACTGTTTAGATGGCAAAAAACGATTCATTGGATTTGAACGAAGGCACAGCGATTCGCATACCTTTGGCTAACCTGATATCTCTTCTAGCAGCCACAGCGGTCGCATCTTTCGCTTACTTTGGTCTCACGGAGAGAGTGACGTTTCTCGAACACGATATGGATTTGCAACAGGTGGATGTTGAGGCTAATAGCGAGTTTCGTATCAAATGGCCGAGAGGCGAGCTTGGTTCCCTACCAGCCGATAGCCGCCAGGATCTTAAGATTGAATTACTAGAAGAGACTGTCAGCAAGCTCCAACAACAAGTGGAAGAACTCAAAGAAGAGCGCTACGAGCGCAAAGACCCCGCCTCTCGCTAAATCATAGGTTGGTATAATGCCGCATGCCTCAAAACCCATATGTAGCGTTTGTTAAGAAGTTCAGAAACGATCCAGTCGCATTCGTAAAGGGCGTTTTCAACGTAGAGCCCGACCCCTGGCAAGAGCAGTTATTGAACGCGATTGTCGATAAAAACCGTCGTATAAGCATTAGATCAGGGCATGGCGTGGGCAAATCCACTGCCGCGAGTTGGGCCATGCTCTGGTTTGTATTAACGAGATTTCCAGTCAAAGTGGTAGTCACGGCCCCCACGTCCAGCCAGTTATTTGACGCCCTGTTTGCGGAAGTCAAACGCTGGATCAACGAGGCACCCGTTGCAGTGCGCGATCTATTGGAAGTGAAAAGCGACCGCGTGAGCTTGAGAGCCGCGCCCAGTGAGGCGTTTATCTCCTGTAGAACCAGTCGCGCCGAAACCCCCGAAGCGTTGCAGGGCGTTCACGCCGATAACGTGATGCTGATATGTGATGAGGCTTCTGGCATTCCTGAGCAAGTGTTTGAGGCAGCCGCCGGCTCTATGTCTGGAGAGAATGCTGTCACGGTGTTATTAGGCAACCCGACCAGGGGAAGCGGATTCTTTTTCGATACACACCACCGCCTGGCGGGTGAGTGGTGGACGCGGCGCGTTAGCTGCGAAGACAGCACGCGGGTATCTGAGGAATACGTGAAAGAGATGGCTTCTCGCTTTGGCGATCAGTCAAACGCTTATCGGGTGCGCGTGTTAGGTGAGTTTCCGATGCGAGATGATGACACGATCATCCCGCTTGAGCTCGTGGAATCAGCGCAGACTCGTGATGTGGTGGTGGACCCAGATGAGCCGATTATCTGGGGCTTGGACGTGGCTAGATTTGGCAGCGCTAAGAGCGCGTTAGCCAAGCGCCAGGGTAGGGAGCTCAAGGGCATTCAGACCTGGCAGAACCTTGATCTCATGGAGCTCACGGGAGCAGTGGTGGCCGAGTACGAGAGCGCGGGCCCGCGTCAGGCTCCCGTTCAGATCAACATAGACTCGATTGGTGTGGGTGGT